GTGTTTACGCAGGTGTTCAATTCCGCTGCCGGCATCGTGACCAACGCCATCGGTATTGTGGCCGACGTGCTGGACATTGGCCTGATTTGCCTGCAGGCCGTGATCGACTTTATGCGCAACGTGTTCGAGGGCGATTGGGAGGCCGCCTGGCAAGTGGTTCAGGACGCCGTAAGCGATATTTGGGATGTCATCAGCGACCGCATCCGGGGCGCGATCAACAACATTATCGGCTTTGTGAACGGAATGATTTCCGCCATTGTATCTGGTCTGAACACCGTGATAAACGGCCTGAACAGCCTGTCCTTCGATGCGCCGTCCTGGGTGACGGACCTGACCGGCATCTCGTCGTTCGGGTTCAACATCGGCACCGTCACGGCCCCGCAAATTCCGTATCTGGCGCAGGGCGCGGTCATCCCGGCCAACCGGGAGTTTCTGGCCGTGCTGGGCGATCAGAGCCACGGCACCAACGTGGAAGCTCCGCTGGACACCATCAAGCAGGCTGTGGCCGAGGTCATGGAAGATTTGCAGGCGGGCCAGATGGCTGGCTTTGAAGCCGTTGTGGCCGTGCTGCGGGAGATCCTCTCCGCCGTGTGCGGCATTGAGCTGACCGACGAGGACGTAGGCCGCGCCGTACAGCGCTGGCAGCGCAAACAGCTGACTGCCACAGGAGGTGTGTAACGTGACCCTGACCAATCTGTTCCAGATCGATGGCAAATTCCTGTACGCACCGGACTGCGACATTGAACCGAGCTATTCCGACCTGGATTCCAGCGATTCCGGGCGGGATGAAGCCGGGTACATGCACCGCGAAGTTGTGCGCGAAAAAGTGGCCACATGGCCCATTGCGTACAGCTGCCTTACAGATGAAGAATACAGGTACACCATCAACCTGTTTGCAGGCAAAGCCGAATTTCAGTTCACACACCCGAAGGCGGGTTCTTCCACCGAAACGGAAACAACCACCTGCTATTGCAGCAAATACGGCATCGCCTGGCACAACGCGAGGCAGGGCGTATGGAAGAACATGAAATTCAACATCATTGAATGCTGAGAAAGGGAGGAATGCCTTTGTATCAATCGGTTTTACGCCTGAAAGACGGCACTGAGCTGACAGGCGGGGCGGCGGGCAATGCCATCAAAAGCATTACGCTGCACGCGGCGGTCAATGCCGGGCAGGAGTTCACTATTGGCTCTGCGTTTTCGGACTACATTGAAGCCGAAATCTGGGCGGACCCGGGCGGCAGCCTGCAAATTACTGCCGGGGATGCTTTGACGCTGTACCGGCAGGATGATGCCGGGAACCGCACCAAGGTGGGCGTTTTCTATGCTGAAAAGCCCACCCGCACCAAGCGCAACAGCTACAAGGTCACGGCCTACGACACCATGTCCAAGCTGGATGCGGACTTCTCCGGCTGGCTGCACGCCAATCAAGCGCAGTTCCCCAAGACCATCTGGCAGCTGGTTCAGCTGGCTTGCCAGCGGGCAGGGGTCGCGCTTGCCAGCAGCAGCCTGCCCATCAATGGCAGCTACAGCGTGCAGGCGTTCTATGCGGATGACCTGACCTGCCGCCAGATCATCTCCTGGGCGGCGGAAGCGGCAGGCTGCTACGCCCACATGAACGCGGACGGCAAGCTGCAATTCTTGACCTACACAGACAAGCGCAGCACTGCTAAAATCACCCCGGACGGTGCCAGCAACAGCACCGCCTATTATGCTGACAGCCTGAGCTACGAGGACTACACGGTCAAGGCCATTGAGAAAGTCCAGATCCGGCAGTCGGACAGTGACGTGGGGGTCATCTACCCCGACAGCACCACCGCCACCAACACCTATGCCGTGCAGGGCAATCTGCTGCTGACAACCGGAGCCGAAGCCAACCTGAAAAGCGTTGTCCAAAACCTGTACAACGTGCTGAAAAACGTGACCTACACCCCCTGCAAAGTATCGGTGCCCAGCAGCTCCGGCCTTGCCTGCGGGCAGATCGTGCACGTTAAGGACGCACGCGGGCGGGAGTTTGACACCTACCTGATGAGCGCCATAATCTCCTCCGGCAAAGCCAGCTTTGAGAGCGTGGGCAGCGCCAGCCGGGAAAGTTCCAGCGCGGTGAACAGCCAGAGCTACAAGAACCTGACCGGCAAGATGCTGGAGATCAAGACCAGCGTGGACGGCCTGGAAGTAAAGGCCAGTGACCTGACCGGCAAGTACACCGACCTGAAAGCAACGGTGGACGGGCTTTCGGCGGAGGTGAAAAAAGACATCAAAATCACCGGCGGCGGCAACCTGATCCTGGGCAGTGAGAGCTTCAAGAACGCTGAACTGAAAGGCAATACCGGCGACGGCAGTTCTATTACCTATGAACTAACCGGCGGGGCGACCATGGCCAACACCAACGCCAACCGATATTTTCGCTGGACAACGGTGGGTGCGTATGTGGCAAAAGGCGTGACATTGTGCCTGTCTGTTATGTACAAACCCGTTTCTGGTGCGGATGAGTTCTGTATGGAAATCGCTTACACGGCGGGGTACTCCACCAGCCAGAGCTGGGCAACCATTAAGCCAACTGATCAGCTGGAGATTGAGCAGACGGGCGGCTGGGTACTGCGGTATGGCCTGTGGACGCCGCCGGACAACGCCACCTTAAAGCTGGTGGATATGGGCAGTGGTACCACCCACGCTGGTACCGGCAACTACACCAACAAGTTTTCGCTGCTGCACCCCATGCTGCAATACGGCAACGCGCCGACCGCGTGGAATGCCAGCAGCGGCGACTACCTGACGCAGGAAAGCGCAAAAAGCTTATTTTCGCAGACCGCTGACGAGATCAAAACCGAGGTCACCAAGTCAGTGACCGAAACGGTGACGGCCAACGTGAAGGATACCGCCACCAGCGCTGCCAATGATGCCGTTGACAGCAAGCTGAAGGACTACGCCACCACAGCAACGGTGAACAGCCTGAAAGAAGATGTCTCCAGCATCAGCCAAAAGGCCGACAGCATCAGCACCAAAGTCAGCAGCCTGGAAGAAACCACCACGACCATTTCGGACGACCTGAACAGTACCAAGCAGGAGTTCAAGACGGTCAAAGAATCGGTATCCGCGATTGACCAGAAAGCCGACAGCATTACCCAGACGGTAACGCAGCGGATCACCGGCGGCAACAATATTATTGTGGGCACCGACGACTGGAACAATGCGACCCTGGATGCAGGCGGCAATGACCTGAGAAAAAAAGGGACATACACGATCAGCGGTGAATCCGTCCGAGTGACCAATAGGGCGCAGAACACCCGCTTCCATTTTGGCGCGGACAAAACGCTGGTGATTGCCAAGGGCATGACCTATTGTGCATCGGTACTGTACAAGCTCAACTCCGGCACGGACAGCCTGTTTTTGCAGTTCGAGACCAAGAGCAGCAGCGGCGCAAAAAGTTATTACGGAACCGCGTTCAAGCAGGCCCAGCAGGACATTGAGCTGGACAACGGCTGGAAGCTGCGCTGGGCGGCGTTCACGGCGACCGCGGACGGCTATGCAGACGGTCTGTTTGTGAGTACCGCGGACGATAACGCCACCGTTACCAACGATCTGACCATCATGCACCCCATGGTGCAGATGGGTAACGCGCCTACCGCGTGGACGGCCAGCACCGGCGACTATCTGACCGCCAACGAAACCAAAACCGAGATCAAGCAGACGGTGAGCGAAATTAAGCTGACGGCCAGCACAAGCGGAACCAGCAGTACCATCAAGCTGACGGCAGGCGGAACAGAGATCACCAGCGCACAGATCAACCTATCCGGCGTGGTGACATTTTCGGATTTGAGTACCTGGAACCAGGACAAGACAATCATCAACGGCGGCAACATTACCACCGGGCAGCTGCATAACCTCAACTACACCACCGTGTACGACCTGGATAACGCCTGGATACGTATGGGCACCGAATCCGGCGAGCGTGTATTTTTGGACAACCGGCACATTGCCTGGTATGCAACCATCAACACTGGCAGCATCGGCCTGACCGGCGTGCTGTACTCAGAGGCTGGCAGCTCCTACATTGGGGCATGCAGCAAGTACGCCAAGTACGGCTGGGTTGACGGCCTCAACCCGACATCTTACGTTGGGATGCAGATCACCTACAACCGTAGCGATGACAGCGACGCCGATTTTAACACAACACGGGTGGGTATTTCCGGCAAGCTCAACGTGCACAACCTGGACGTTTGGGGCGAGAAATCCCGCGTGGTAAATACCAGCTTCGGCGCGCTGAAAATGGCCGCGTTTGAAACGCCGCTGCCGACCTTTGCGGACTGGGGACGCGGCGAATGCGGCCCCGAAGGATGGTGCCTGATTGCCCTTGACCCGCGCTATGCGGAGACCATCGCCCAGCACGGGCAGCCCGCCTGGCTGCTGACGGATTGCGATGGAACCGGCCACCTGTGGGCCGAAAACTGCGGCCAGTACGCCATTGTACACGGCGCACCGGGGCAGAAATTTTCGTGGCTGGCTATGGCCGCACAGCGCGGCTATGAAGGCAGCTACGCCGACCGCAGCGACAGCAGCTATCCTGCCGGTGATCCGGCAGGCGTTGAGCTGGCAGCCAGCACCGCCGCAAGAGCGCAGGAGGCCAGCACCGATGCCGCAGCTGACCTGCTCGCTATAGATACAGGCGCGAACGAA